TTAAACGGTATGAGAGAGCAAAAGCAAAGCGTACAAACTTTGTTGATGTTTTCGAAGAGTGTTATGAATATGCGCTGCCGCAGCGTGAATCATTTTACTATGAAGTATCTGGTCAGAGAAGAGATGATAAAATCTTTGATGAGACTGCCGTTGTAGGTGTTCAAGAGTTTGCTTCGAGGCTTCAGTCTGGTCTTGTGCCAAACTTTGCTCGATGGGCAGACCTTACTGCTGGATCTGAAACTCCTAAAGAACAAAGAGATGTTGTTAATAACGAGCTAGAAGAAGTAACTGAGTATGTCTTTGAGATACTTCAGAACTCAAACTTTGCACAAGAGGTTCATGAATCCTTTATGGACTTAGCAGTTGGCACTGGTGTTTTGGTATGCGAAGAGGGTGATGCTATAAATCCTATACGTTTTTCTGCAATACCGTTGCCTCATGTTATATTAGACACTGGGCCTGATGATAGAATTGATCATGTATTTAGAGAAAGAAAACAAATACGCTTTGATCAGCTTCCAATGCTATATCCAAAAGGAACGTTTAATACTGAACTTCAAGCTTTAATTGCTAATAAGTCTGATCAAACAACAACAGTATTAGAGATAGTTTGTAAAAATTATACAAAGATAAATGAAGAAGCCTTCTTTCATTTTGCAATATGTCTCACAACAAAGTCTTTACTAATGCAAAGAGAGATGTCTGGTGTAGGATCTAATCCTTTTATTTGTTTTCGTTGGTCTAAATGTGCTGGTGAAGTATACGGTCGAGGACCACTATTTAATGCACTAAGCGCAATCAAAACAACCAACCTTACAGTTGAGATGATACTTGAGAATGCACAGATGGCAATCTCTGGTATATATCAAATGGAAGATGATGGGGTAATTAACCCTGATACAATTAACCTAGTCCCTGGAACAATTATTCCAAAGGCTATGGGGTCTGCTGGATTGCAACCAATACAAGCCGCTGGTAGCTTTGATGTAGCACAACTTGTTCTTGGTGATATGCGTAACAATATCAAACGTGCTTTATATAATGATATGCTTGGCGATCCTAATCGAACGCCAGCATCTGCAACAGAAGTTGCGGAGCGTATGGCAGACCTATCAAGACGTATTGGCTCTGCGTTTGGCAGATTGCAAGTAGAGTTAGTACAACCAGTATTGCAGCGTGTTGTTCATATACTAAAGAAACAAGGAAGACTTGAAGTTCCTACAATTAATGGCAGAGAAGTTAAAATAAGATCTGTGTCACCATTAGCGCAAGCGCAAGCCAATCAAGATATTACTGCGGTGTCACGTTTTCTTGAGTTAGCTAACGGAGCCTTTGGCCCAGATGCTATTAATGTATTAATTAACACAGAAGAAACAGCTGCATACTTAGCTAAGAAGTTTGGAATACCAGATAATTTGGTACGAGATGAGCAAGAAAGAGAACAAATTCTTGCATTAATGCAGCAAATGCAGCAAAGTCAGGCGCAAGCACCACAACCTATGGAGTAATGCTTGACTAAAAAAATCAATGTGGGTGTTGATGGGATACATCGTCCACAACAAAAAGATCAACAGATTAGCGAGAATATAGCCTCATTGTTTGGCTCTGCGACAGGACAAGCAGTCTTGCAGTATCTAAGATCAATTACTATTGAAATGGTAAATGGCCCAAATGTAACTACGGAGGAACTGCGTCATATAGAAGGTCAACGGTATTTAGTTGGTTTAATCGAAGCTCGTATGACACATGCACATAAGGTGAAAAACAATGGAAGAAAATCAAGTAACTGAAACAACAGAAGCTGAAGTAACAGAAGCTCCAGCTGCTGAAACATCTGACAGACCAGAATGGTTGCCAGAAAAATTTAGTGACCCAGCTGATTTAGGTAAAGCATATAAAGCTTTAGAGTCAAAGCTTGGTGAAAAAGAAGATGATGTTCGAACAAGATTAATGGACGAACTTAATGAGCAAGCATCTGAGGGTGTACCACCATCTGCTGGTGAGTATGAACTACCTGACTTTATTGATGAAGAAGAAGCTCTTGAAAGTGATATGCTAAAAAACTGGGCAGATCATTGTCATAACAACGGATATACTCATGAGGAATTTCAAAAGGGTATAGAGATGTACATGAATGGCATGGGCGAAGAACCTGATATGGATGCCGAAGCAGCAAGACTTGGAGATAACTCTGACGCTAGAATAGAAGCTGCATCTCTCTTTGCTAATAAGTTTTTTCCAGAAGAAGCTATACCAGCAATAGAAAGAATGTGCGAAAGTGCTGATGGCATCATTGCTATTGAGACTGTTATGAATGCAATAAAAGACCCAGCCGTTACAGATCAGGGCAGCATTGCATCTAACTTTAATGAAGTAGAGCTACAAGAAATGATGAAAGATGAACGTTACTGGTCGCCATCTAAACGTGATATGCACTATGTTAAACAGGTAGATGAGGGTTTTAAGAAACTTTATGGATGAAATAAAGATATTGCAAAGTGGGTCGTACTATATGACCCCTTTTCACGAACATCATATAGCTGAGATATATTCTATACTTCACCCAGAAACAGAAAAGGAACTATCAAACCTTGGGTATTCTACTATTTTCGAAGCTTTACAAGATTTGCAAAAAGATTCTGAAGTTTACATCGTAAGAGATAAGAACTGGAACATTATGATGGCAAGCGGTGTGTTCTTTTCTGAAGAGCCACCACAACTATTTGCACTATTTACGAATCATGTCACAAAAAACTTTAAGGGATTGGCACGAGGATCTAAGTTATTAATATCATTTTTAGATCAGTCATATGAAGATTTATCTATGCAAATAGCAGAAGAATATGAGTCAATGTTGAACTGGGCGGTATGGTTAGGCTTCCATCCTGTTGGGTTCAGTGATTGGAAAAATGTGAGATATGTTGATTTTGTGCGTTGCAATCCGTCGCAAAATTGTGTTTCACATAAATTATCAAGGCCTGTGATACACTGAGAAGCCCATTTGGACACCTTCATTGAGGATGTAGAGCAGATACCCAAGATGCCCGTAACTTAATTTAGGAGAAAGAAAATTGGCTAATACAATAGACCAAGCCTTTATTAAACAGTTTGAGACCGATGTGCATCTTGCATACCAACGCATGGGTTCAAAACTGCGTAATACCATTCGTACCACGAATGTGTCAGGCAATGTTGCTCGATTCCAGAAAATAGGAACTGGATCAGCTACAACAAAATCACGCAACGGTAACGTCACACCAATGGAACTTGCACATACTAATGTGGAAGTAACAATGGCTGACTTTTATGCAGCGGAATATATCGACAAACTTGACGAGTTGAAAACAAACATCAACGAACGTCAGGCTGTTGCCGAGAGCGCTGCTGCTGCGTTGGGTCGTAAAACTGACGAGATTATCACAACAGCTATGGATGCTGGTGCTAACTCAACTCAGTTGCATGACACTTCATCTGCCGTTGAAAAAGCAGACTTACTGTCTACGTTTGAAACATTTGGTTCAGCTGACATTCCAGAAGATGGACAACGCTATATTGCTATGTCCCCTGCTGGTTTTGCAGATTTGTTCAACATTAATGAGTTTGCTTCTAGCGACTTTGTTGGACCACAGAACCTACCGTTTGCTGGTGGCATGACAATGAAAGAGTTCTTGGGCTTCAAGATCTTTTCAACATCTGCCGTAGCTGGTGGCAAAAACTTTTGCTATCACATGAGAGCAGTAGGTATTGGTGTGAACTCTGATGTTCAGACTGAAGTAAACTATGTAGCAGAAAAAGTATCGCACCTAGCGACATCAATGATGTCAATGGGTTCAGTTGTTATTGATAGCAACGGCGTATACGAACTGCTAGATAATAACTAGGAGGGTTAGAAAATGGCTTATAGTGCAAGTGGACTAGCTCGTATTGGTGGTGATTCAAACGGTAGCTTGTGGATGTATACATCTGCTGATGCTATCGCAACTGTGAACACTGCTGGGTATTTTAATAGTGCAGCAAATATGCTTGCTGTTCGTGACTTAATTATCGTTCGCGATAGTAATGCTCCGACAACAAGTTTTTGTACTGTTCTATCAAATACTGGTTCTGTTGTTGACGTATCTGATGGTACGGCAGTAGTTGAAACCGATAGCGACTAATAGGTTGGGGCTTCGGCCCCACCTTCTTATTGAGGATTTAGTATGGCAGTTTCAAGCACACCAGCTCAATCAGCTGTAGATGTATGTAGTCGCGCTCTCATTCTTGTGGGCGCTGAACCTATTACATCTTTTGATGATGGAAATAACGAAGCATTAATTGCTTCAAATATGTATGAAGATGTTGCTAGAGCATCATTGCTAAATACACGCTGGCGCTTTTCAACTGATCAAGCAGTTTTAAATAGATTATCAGATGCACCAACAGGTAGATTTGATGCAGCCTATCAACTCCCAAGTGGTTGGTTAATGACACATGTTGTAACTATTAATGACACACCTATAGAATATCAGACTTATGGTGATAAGTTGTTTTGCAATGAGTCTGCCAACTCTGAGTTAATATTAGATTATACTCATAGGGCAAATGAACAGGGATGGCCTTCATATTTTACTATTGCTGTTGAGTATGAACTTGCTTCTGTATTTGCGGTAAGCCTTGCTAGGGATCAGGCTCTCGCTCAGTTAATGGCACAGCAAGCGGCAACATCAATGATGAGAGCAAGGAACTTAGATGCCCAACAACAAACAACAAGGAAGCTTTCAACAAGTCGGTTTATTAGTAATAGGCGAACATAATGCAGAAAGTACGAGTACCGTTAACAAACTTTGCATTTGGTGAGGTAAGCCCATCCTTATATTCAAGAACAGATTCCCCAGTTTATAATCAATCTGCACAAAGATTAAAAAACTTTTTTATTAGATCTGAAGGTGGTGTGATAAAAAGAGCTGGTTTAAAAAACATTTATCAGTTTGACACTACAATTAATGAAGCGAAGGTACAGCAATCCAGATTGCTACCATTTATATTCTCTGATGATGAAAGATATATTATCTCTCTTGAGAATGCTAAAGTTAGAGTGTTTCAAATAAATGCTATTACTGGTGCTGTATCTTTAATTCAAACAATAACATCAGATGTTAGCAGTGCAGCATTAAAATTTGATGATGATTTCTTACATGAGTACACATATGCACAAGCTGGTGATGTTATGTTTGTTGCACATCAGACCTTTATTCCCCAGCAGATTGTTCGAACAGGACTAACTACATTCCAAGTAGAGTCTTTTCAGTTTGATCAGAAGTCTGATAATAAGAAAGTGTATCAACCATACTATCCGTTTCAAGGTGCTGGAGTTACACTTGATGTAAGTAAAACAAGCGGAAGCGGTGCAACGTTAACAACTAGTTCTGCATATTGGGATACTACTTCACCATCCAAACATATTGGAACAACGGTTCGATACAATGGACAAGAGATAGAAGTTACTGGTGTTACCAATTCTACCGTTGCAACAGGTGATATACTTGATGCTTTAAAAATTAAGCTTAGTCCAGATTCTCTTCGAACAAACAATGGATCAACAACTGTTGAGGTAACTTTAGCTAATCATGGTATGTCAGTTAATGACTCAATTACATTTTCAGATTGTGATACCGTTGGTGGTATTTCTATTAGCAATTTAAACGGAGCAAGAACTGTCACTGGAATTATAAGTGATGATGTGTTTACTTTTACTGCTGGTGGCTCTTCTAATGATTCTGC